AAAGAGATAATAGAAGGCATACGGCAGTTCTATTATAATCCGTTACATATATCTCTGGTATGTGTGGGTCTAGCAGCTTTGGATTATATAGGACTGCTTTTTTGTTTTATTCATCTAATTTGCTAGACCCAGATGAAAACATTAGAATTATTCCCTGCCCGGGACAATGGGCTTGTAATGGTTCATAACGACCAAGTAGTAACCACATCTCTACAAGTATCAGATTTTTTCCAACGTCCCCATAAAGACGTATTAAACTCCATAAGGAATTTGGAATGCAGTAGGGAATTACGAGAGCGAAATTTTTCGCTTTCGTTCTATACCAGACCATTACCGCATGGTGGAAGCAAGAAAGAGCCGATGTACTATATTGGTAAAGATGGATTTGTTTTCCTCGCCATGGGCTTTGCAGGCAAAGTAGCCGCCCGATTCAAGGAGGCCTACATCAACGCCTTCAACGACATGGAGGCGATGCTCCGCAGCAGCCAGACAACCGAGTATGCCAAGCAGCTGCTCAAAACGAAGGTCGAGGCCTTCAACCAGCGGATCCGTCAGAGCATAGAGGCAGGCCGCAAACGCCACGGTATCTACTACGGCCCATGCGGCAACATGCTGCCCACGCTCCCCTTCCACGACGATGTGGACCTGGAAAGCAACCTGAACAACCTGCTTTCGTTCGTCAACAACTCGTACCTCGAAAGCATGTACTTCATCTCAGAGATGTCACGCCGCGAAGAAGAACTGCAAGAACTGAAGAAAATCATCGCGCGGTTCACCCGCGAGATACAATCACAACTAAAGATCTATTAATAGGATCTGCAAGAAACGACATAGGTATATCTCTTCCGAGATACTACTATATCTCCGCCGAGATATACCTATATCGTCTTGGAGATATAGGTATGTAAATTTTAAACATAAACAGATAGCAATATGAAAGCAGAAGAAAGGGTGATGGCCATTATCCATCGATACGACAGCGATGCCAAAGTTGGCGATCAGCTGAAAGATGATTTGATGTTCGATTCTCTTGACATGGTAGAAACAGCTATGTCTGTAGAGAAAGAGTTTAGTATTTCCATCACAGATGAAGAGATGGAAGACCCGATGTGGGATACTGCAACCGTACAGGATCTGATTGATTTTGTAAAGGGGAAAATGGATGAACTTGGCTAAGAATAATGAATAATAAAGCACGTAAACACCAGCAGTAAAGAGTATCGTACGAAGTGGAACTGAATGCAGACTTCGATAAACAGTTAAGACACCACCTCTTAGTGTAAATCTTGCTTGCGTCTGTGGTACGAGTTACAAGGTTGAAACAGTAGTATCTAAAAATCGTACGAGCTGGAAATGCGTGCATCAAAAACATGAATTATGACAAAAGAAGATATTGAAAAGGCTGCTGGAGATTATTCCGGTAGCTCATTGGGGTTCACTGAAAACAATTCAGTGATGGCAAAACACAAGGCTTTTGCTGACGGCGCCAACTGGCGTATTAATAGTGTTTGGCATGATGCAAGCGAAAAACCACGCAGGAACAAGTGGTATATTGCGCAGATTGGTGATAATGCGTTTGACACGTTTACAGATTCGGTAAATTGGAAGAGTTATGCACGAAGCCTTAATATAATTCGTTGGGCATATATCGAAGACTTAATACCTAGTAAGGAGGAATGATCATGGAAACAATTGCATTATATATTGGCTACATAGTAATAGGATTGATAGGCGTTATATTAATAGGATTACTTTTATCTGTCTTGTTTGGTACAATTATAGGCCTTTATAGAATCGTGAAATATAAACAAACTTCTCATCTTATTAAGAAGTATGAGACAAAGGCTATGTATAAGGCATGCAAGGTTGCTACGCAATTTCTTATATCAAAAGGAATACATCCAGAAAATACGTTGGAAGAAGCGCAAAACATGATAGAGAAATACAGAAGACGTTATAAAATTAAGGAGGATTAATTATGACAAAGGAAGAACTGAAAAAGATACCATTTAGAATGGTTAGCCATTTAAGTATGGAGGATGAGCACTGCAGCACGTATAAAGCTGTGCATCCATTCCTAGATTTGGGCATGTGCATACATCAACCATACAAAGACGGAGTACCGAAAGGGAAGAGTTATACGCATTACATGTGGAACGGGAAAGTTTATAAATCTTTTGGGAAACTTTTGGAAGATATGAACCAGCTCTAATATAAAAAAATGGTAAATACAAAAATTCTTTCCCTATTTTTTTCTTTGTCTTATAATAAAAAAAACTACCTTTGTCAAACAAATATAGGCAAAGAAAAGAACAAGGAGGTAATCATGTGTATTGCAAAAAGTATTACTCGATTCATTTCGAATGGAGGAAGGGTTTTACGTGATTCTTCCCGAGGTGAATACAACAATGAATCAGAATTTGTTTCTCAATTAAAAAAAGAATTATTTGTCGAATCGAATAAGATGGATGACAAAATAAAATTAAAACAAGACAGAACTAATATTGAGAAAGATGTACGTAATGCATGGGAAAAATTAAAACTAAGTAATGGCTAAACAACAAATTCAACAGAAAGAGACTGTCGTTGCAGGAAAAGAAGGTGTAGGTCAACAATTGGAAAGGACTTATACAGTAGATGATAACAGTTTGCCTACCCCTCAAGAATTGGCTGCTTACAAAGAAATTGATCCTAAAATCGTTACATACTTGTTGGATGCGTCTGCTAAGGAACAACAACATCGGCACAAGATGGATGAAGAAAAGATTAATGTAATTAAGAAATCAGAATCAAGAATAGGACGAATGAACTGGTGGGGAATGGCATTTGCTTTTTTATCTATTGTTGTAATTGTTGCTCTTGCTGCTTATGCATTGTATTTAAATAGACCATGGTTTGCGGGAATATTGGGTGCAGGTACACTTGCTACCGTGGCCTCTATATTTATTAATAGGGATAAGCCCGATATAAGTAAAAAATAATGAAAGGTAAAAGCGGGAACAGACAAAAATCTTTCCCGCTTTTTCTTTGCATTCTACAAAATTTGGGTATCTTTGCGGTGCGAAACTTCATATATAGCACTGCAAGAGAGCAGAGCAAAGAGATAATAGAAGGCATACGGCAGTTCTATTATAATCCGTTACATATATCTCGATGTATGTGGAGTTTCGCACCTTTAGGATTATGTAGGACTGCTTTTTTTGTTTTATTCATCTAAACGCGAAACTCCAGATGAAAGAATTAGATTTATTCCACGCTCAGGATAAAAACGAGCAATTGGTATTTGTTGAGAGAAACAAGGCTCTGACCACATCATTAAAAGTAGCAGAGTATTTTGGAAAGGAACACTCAAAAGTTTTGAGGTCTATTGAACAGCTTGAATGCAGTGATTCTTTTCGAGAAGCCAATTTTGGCTTATCGTTCTATTCTAAAGACTTACCTAATAATGGTCACAAAGAATTACCAATGTATTACATGACAAGAGACGGATTTACATTCCTGGTCATGGGTTTCACCGGCAAGGTAGCTGCTCGTTTCAAAGAGCAATTTATCAATGCCTTCAACGAAATGGAGAAGATGGTATTCATCAACCAGAACTTGACCTTTGCCAACGGCATCATTGCCGAAAAGATCAAGAAGTTCAACGACGATATGCGCCGTAAGGTACGAGACGGACAAAGGAAATACGGACCCAATTATGGCCAGTGCTCAAACCTTCATCTTTACTTCACCTGCTTTGAAGATATATCATTTATGGACAATCTTGACATGATGCTGACGTATGTGAACAACTCGTACATGCACGCTCTATACATGAATGCTCTACTAGAACAGAAAGACAAAGAAATGTCCGACTTGAAAGCAAGGATTCGACATTTCTTTATCGATATAGAGAAATATCATAAGATCTTCTAAATGCAATGACCGAATGGGAAGGTTTGCATCGGCAGGCCTTCCCTTTTTTTATGCTTCTTAACAATCAAATGGTTAAACAATCATAACACAAAAAAGAGAAGCAAATAGTCTGAAAAACTATACGCAAAACGCCAAAAACACCTAGATGATATTAGATGGTATAAACCACTCTGCAAATCCTCCTAAAGCATATCAAACAATACATTAATACTCTAATAATAACGTTATTGCAATAACAAACGGGGTAAAGGTTAAAGCCCTTGACAACCCTCTCTCCTATTCCCTATCTTTGACCGAAACAGTTAAAGGATGAATATCATATCTAAGTTAAAATCGGCATTCCGCACAGCGTCTTTCCGGTCGGGAGGATATACGAAAAGGTATTCTTTCGACTCGATGGGCGGCGGATTGCCACCCCAAAATCCGAACAGCTGGCTGAGCGGCATATCGGTAAACCGGGCGATGCACTTCACCGCCGTATATGCGGCCATCAAATTGAGAAGCAACACGATTGCATCTTTGCCGAAACTGGTTTACGACATACAACCCGGAAAAGGAAGAAACCTTGCCACTCGACATGCCGTATATCAACTGCTACACTATCGCCCAAACCGATACATGAACCCATTTTCTTTCTGGAACTTCGTGAACACTTGTGTTGACGGGTGGGGAAACAGTTACGTAATCATTGTAAGACGAAATGGAGAACCGGTGGAACTGCTGCCGGTTCATCCTTCGTTTGTAACGATACAGATTGTATCGGGGAAGAAGCTGTACCTGATAGCCGGGACCAAATATTGGGACGGGACTTACACGGATGAAGATGTGATGCACTTCTACAACTACTCGATAGACGGAATACAGGGAGTCAACCCGATTGTGTACAATGCCGATTCAATCCGTACAGGAATCGGAGCACAACAGTATGGCAACGAACTGTATGAGGGAGCAGGAAACATCAACGCCGTTCTGGAAACAGACCAGGCACTATCGAGCGACAAAGTAGGTACATTCCTGCAAAATTTCAGCGATTCTAAATCGAAGGGAATGCCCGTATTGACACATGGGGTGAAGTGGAAGACCACCAACCTGTCTCCCGAAGCGGCACAAATGCTGGAGACACGCACATTCGCCCTGCAGGACATCTGCCGTATATTCTCTGTCCCGCCGCACCTGATTGGTGACCTTAGCCGATCTACTTTCAGCAACATCGAGCACCAGGATATCGAGTTCGCCAAGCACTGCATCCGCCCCATCGTTGAGATGTACGAGTATGAAATGGACCGGAAACTATTCTTTGGATCGGAACGCGGAGAGATGGAAGTACGATTCAACATGGACGCATTACTACGTGGAGACATGCAGGCTAGAAAGGACTTCTACGCATCTGCCATCACCAACGGATGGATGAGCCGCAATGAAGTCCGAGAAATGGAAGACATGAATCCGAAAGACGGACTGGATGAAATGCTGTATCCAGGCAATGAAGTGGTAGTAGGCAAAGAACATCTATTCAATAACACTAAAAACAAAGACGACAAGCATGAACAGACAGCAGGCAATTAAAACCCGTACGATCCCATTCGTATTCAGTGATGAAACGAGGGACAGTTACGGCACGGTACTGCCGGTGAAAGGATGGGATCTATCCACCTTCAACAAGATGGGCGTGGCATTATACAACCATAGCTCTTACGGCAGTGACCCGGATAATGTAATCGGAACGGCCCGCGCCTGGGTGGAAGGCAACAAGCTGCTTGGAGAGATCACCTTCGAAAAGGAAGATATCAATCCCAAGGCAGAGAAGGTATTCCAGAAAGTACTGGCAGGGACAATCAAGGGATGCTCGGTTGGATTCCGCACGATGGAACGTGGCGAATGGGGAAAAGGAGAAGAAGCCTACGACGGCAAAAAGCCGACCTACTATTATGGCCGCCGATCCCTACTGGAAATATCGGTCACTCCTATCCCAGCCAATCCGAACGCCAAAGTCCGTTCGGTACACGCACAGCAAGAAGATGCAGAGCCTACCGGCGAGATGGAATACCTGGTAGGAGAAGTCCGCTCGTTCGATCCTGACACGGAAGGTGACGAAGAAGAAGAAAGACAAGCGGAAGCCGAAAAGGAATCGGCCCTGTTGCGTGCCAACGCAGCGATGGCAGAGGCAGATGCTTTAATGGCCATATCTGAAAACTGATTGTTTAACCCCTAATAATAAAGCGATGAGAGAAAGAAAGGACATCGAAAAAGATCTGGCGCAAGCCAGAGCAAACCTCGAGGCCGTTACGACCCGGGAAGGTGCAACCGCCGAAGAGATCCGTACAGCGACCGAAGCCGTGCAGCGATTGACTGCTGAACTGAACGCCAAGATCGTTGAGATCGCGGCTGAGAAGGCACAGGCAGAAGCGCAGCAGCGTAGCAATGACAGATCACTGAATCAGCTGAACCAAAGATTCAGCATGGTGAAATTCATTCGCCAATCCATGCCTGGTCAGGTGATGGACGGTGCAGAAGAAGAAGTTCGACAGATGGGTGTACAGGAAGCCCGTACATTGGGATTGAATATTACAGGATCATACATTCCATTGGCAGTAATGGAAGGCAGAGCATTCACAGGTCAGAACGCCACAACACCTGGAGACGGCGGATATCTGATTGAAAGCGAATTGAAGTATCAAGAAGAATTGCGCAAGCGCATGGTTCTGTCTAGTATGGGAACCCAAGTGATTGGTGGATTGACCGGTAACATTACACTGGTAAAAGGTAAGCCGGTCAGTGCAAGTTGGGAACAGGAAAACTCAGCCGTCGCAGCTCAAAAGAAGGCTTTCACATCAGAATCCATTTCACCCAAAAGACTGGCAATGCAAATGGGTATCAGCAAGCAGTTGTTGATACAGTCTTCATTGGACGTTGAGCGCATGGTAATGAATGATATTTTGGCTGCTCACTCTGAAGCACTGGAAGATGCGGCAGTCAATGGCGACGGATCTTCTAATAAACCAACAGGCATCCTGAATGTATCCGGAACAAAGACAGTTGAGTTGGGAGTAGATGGAAAGATTCCAACATTCGCCGATATGGTGCAGATGGAAACTGAGTTGGCGTCGTTGAATGCGGATCTTGGAAGACTGGCCTATCTGACCAACCCGAAGGTTCGCGGTCTATTCAAGACCACACTTATGTCTGCCGGTGTAGGTGGTTATGTCTGGCAGAACAACGAGGTTAACGGATTCCCGGCATACGCCTCGAATTTTGTTCCGAGCAACCTGACAAAGGGATCAGCTTCGGAAAAATGTTCGGCTATCGTATTCGGTAACTGGAACGACCTGCAGATCCTTGGCTGGGGCGGTATGGATATCATTGTTGACCCATATACATTGGCTGACGAAGGAGCTGTCCGTATAATCATGAACACGTTCCACAATGTATTCGTTCCACGCCCAGAATCGTTCGTATTGATCAAAGACGCCCTGGTGACAGCCTAACCCATTTATTGAGATATGAAGATTCAGTTTATCAAATCGGCAGCAGGCTTTGCATACTCAGCGGGTATGCAGGCCGACCTGCCTGAAGAAAAGGTGAAGCCATTGATTGAACAGGGCTTTGCTTTTCCGATCGAACAACTCAAAGAGCCGGAATCGGACCTTCCGGAAGACTTCCCTGCACGGGAAATCCTGATCAAGGAAGGGCTGGTGACGATGGCTGATGTGATGGCTGCCAAAGAAACTCTGACCGATATCAAAGGTATTGGCGAGAAGACTAAAGCAGAAATTGTTGAACGATTAACGGAATGAGTTTATGGAGTTGCAGGATTTACCGATCACGACAGACGACCTGAGAAAGCATTTACGTATGCCTGTATCGCCCGACCTGGAAGATCAGCTGCGTGGTGCCCTGATGGCAGGCGTAGAATGGGTTGAAAACTATTCCGGAAGGAAGTTGGAAACCTATCCAGAATTGCCCTGGCAAATTCGGGCAGCCATCCTGATGCAAGCCGCTGCCATCTTCGAGAATCCTGCGAATATGGTACAAGAACGGGTAACAGCTGCCGAAAGGCTGGCCGACCCCCTAATATGGCAATCATGGCAGGACAAGATTACAACTTAGGACGGTTCAACGAAGACGCTGAGTTTCTTCAGCCAATACAGGTTGAAACAGCTACCGGAGAAAGGGAAACGACCTACGAAACGGCAGTGAAACGCCTGTGCGAAGTAAGGGATATTGTCTTTAAAGCCGACGAATCGCAAGACGCGCTGCCGGAAGAGCAAACCCTATTGCTAAAAACATGGAACGTACCGGGTGCTTCGAACGGCTGGCGGGTTAAATACGAAAATGTAGTATATGACATTATCCGAATTGATCGCCAATTAAGAGGTGTCACATTCTATTATCTAAGGAGGACCGATCAATGCAACGAATAAACGAAGCTTTCTATTCCATGCTTCGCCAATGGATACCGGAAGGTACTGAAATATACCCTACCATTGCGGCTGAGAACGCAAAGTACCCATATTGCGTTACCAACATGAACGGATTTACCGTGAGAAGTACCAAAATGGGGGTCGTTGGGTATGTATTCAGTTACGAGATCAACATCTGGGGATGCGCTTTCAACCAGGTGGACCGTATCGCCACGAAGGTCATGTCGGAGGCAGAGGCGTTTGAAGAAGTCCGTTTCGATGACCCTCCTGGAAGGATGACGGTAATGATTACCGACGGCGTGTCCGACTATACGCAGGGCGGATTCGTGCAGGCTCTGAAATTCAGTATAAAATATGATGGAGGTGCAACATGAATAAAACTTCTGCAAGGATAGACGACACTTCTATGGTTGTTTTCTTAAACAAACTGGAAGACAAGAAATTCAACAACGCATGTCTTTCCGGCATACGAGAAGGAATGAAGATCCTGGCTAAAAAGACAACCGACAACTTCAAATCCAAAAGAAGGGGTTTCAGGCAAAGAAAGGTGTGGAACCCAAGGAAACGGAAAATGAAGATCCTGAAAGTGGCAACAATTGTGGTAAACCGAAAGGTGAACACGGTTAAAGTACATATCCTGGCCGATTACCGGGTGAAATGGATGGAAACCGGCACGGATGAAAGAACAGTGAAACACTGGTTCGGAGGCTGGAAAAGCCATTCGGTTGGTTCGGTAAAGCCTGAATACTTCTTCAAACGTGCTCAGGAGGAGGTACACGACCAGGTAAATGAAAAAGCGACGGCAGAGATTACACGTAGAATCAATAGGCTAATTTAAATCAAATCATCATTATGGCAAGACAAAAAGGAGATTACATCGAGGGAAGAGACCTCATGGTGTTCGTGGATACATCAGGAGGAAGTGGCGGACCGACATGGACCAAGACGGCAGCTGCCACCAGCCACACGATCTCGTACAGTGCCGAGACCAAGGAACGTGTGACGAAAGACACCGAGAACGGGGCATTCAGCCAGAAATCAGTCACCAAGCTGTCGGTTTCGATCAGCGTGGAAGCACTTACCACGTACCAGGCTGACTGTGGTTTCAAATCTTTGTTGAAGATGTTCAAAGAACGCAAGCCAGTGAAACTGAAATACGGTTTTACTACCGATGAAGGGACGGAAGAGTACGAAGAGGGACTGTTCGTCATCACCAGCCTCGAAGAGAGCAGCCCGGCGGATGACGACGCCACCTACTCCGCCACGTTCGAGAACACCGGCAACGTGGAGACCAAGACAGGAGGCTCGTGAATTTAGGTAGGTATATCTCGACCGAGATATAAGCACATCTCCGCCGGGATATACCTATATCGGCAAAGAGATACAGGTATGTAAAAACAAGAAAAAAGAATATGAACAAAATCAAGATCCAAGGAAAAGAATACCCGGTACGCCTGACCATCGGCGCGATGGTGGCCTACAAGCGCGATACCGGCGAGGACTTCACACAGTTCCGGGGCGATGACATGGAGAAGCTGGGGTGCATCATCTTCCACGCCATGCGGACGGCTTGCAAGTCGGACGGCGTGGCCTTCCCCTTCGACAAGCCTGACGACATGATCGACTATGTCGACATGGACCAGGCGACGGCAGCCCTCGGACTGGCAGCCGGGCAGGAAGGCGTACAGGACGCAAAAAAAAACTGACGGTTACAGAATTGATTGGCTTTGCGGCGGGTGTCGTGGGAATCCCTCCGGCGGACATCTATCCCATGGACATGGAAACCCTCGACGCCGCCATCCGTGCCTGGAACGAGCAGGAAGAGCAACGCTACCGCACCTCGTGGGAACAGACCCGCTTCCTGGCGCATTGCCTCCTGACGCCCTACTCGAAGAAGAAGCTCCGGGCGGAAGACATCATCCGTTTCCCGTGGGATGGCGGACGGAAGAAGGCAAAAAAAAAGCCCCGCCGGTTGTCGCCGGAAGAGCTTCGCAAAGTGGAGGAGCGGTTAGGCGTTTAACGCCAGCCACCCTACTTTTCATCTTCTTCCTGCTCCGGATCCTGGCACCTGCAATCGTTGTCTCCCAGATGACAGATTCCGTAAACGACAAGGCACGTAAAGACAAACACGATCCCTGTTATGACCTCTATACTCATAAGTCTAATTAATTAGTTGCTGCGAAGATAATGAATAATTTAGTATATACCATCCAACTTGACTCGAAAGGCAAGCTGCTGCCAGAGCTGAAGATAATCCGTCAGCAGATGGACGGTGTGACGCAATCCACCAAGAAAGCGAACGGGATGTTCTCGAAGATGCAGACCATTTGTTCACGGATGAAAAACTTGGAACTTGCTTCGTGGGCTGAAAACGTAAGGAACGCCTTCGATGGGTTGTCTTCCCTGTCGGAATCGGGCGTAGGTTTCCAGCAGAGCATGGCGGACCTGCAAGCCATCACCGGGATCGTGGGGAAAGACCTGCAAGCCATCAGCCAGGCGGCACGCGAGACGGGCAAGCAGTCCGGCTTGGGTGCGAAAGGTGCGGTCGATGCCTTCACACTCTTGGCTTCGCAGATACAGATCGACAAAATCGGGTTGCAAGGACTGATGCAACTGCAGAAAGAGACCATCACGCTGGCACAGGCCGGCGGACTGGAGATGGCAGACGCGGCAACGGCCATGGCTGCCACCATCAACCAGTTCGGACTGGAAGCATCGGAGGCGAACCGGGTGATCAACGTGCTGGCAGCTGGCTCGAAATACGGGGCAGCCGAAGTTGCAGATCTGGCACAGTCGTTCAAGGTGTCGGGTGCAACGGCGGCGGCTGCCGGACTGTCAGTCGAGCAGACAGCCGGGGCGATCGAGGTACTCTCGCAGATGAACCTGAAAGGAGCGGAAGCCGGGACAGCCTTGCGCAACATCATCCTGAAGCTGCAAACCACCCTGGGAGTCGACCTCTCCAACGTGGGACTGGCCAAGGCTCTCGACGGACTGAAACCGAAACTACAAGACACAACCTATCTCGCCAAGGTGTTTGGGGCGGAAAACATAGCCGCCGCCCAATACCTGATCACGAACGCGCAGGCAGTCGACGAGATGACAGCCTCCGTTACCGGCTCGAACGTGGCACAGGAGCAGGCAGCCATCCGCACCGACACCGTGGCAGAGAAGATGAAGCAGATACAGGCGCGTATCGACGACATGAAGATTTCCATCTTCGAAATGAGCGGCGGGTTGACCGGTTACGCATCCGCCCTTGGCGATACTGGGGTGATGATCTCGCAGATGATACCGTTGATGTCGTTGCTGAAAAGCGGCGTGTTGAAGCTGACAACCGTACTTGGCGGTCTGGCTGTGGCATGTGGTCCGAAGCTGGCGTCAGGCTTCAAGATTGCCTATGCAGCCATGTCTGCCTTTTCTTTCCAGGCGAAATACTGGATCGCCACCACTCTATTGGAGATCCCTTCCAAGATCATGTTGGTCGTCAAGTCGCTGACGGCACTCCGTGTAGCAACGGTAGCCGCCACCGTCAAGCAATGGGCGTTGAACGTTGCCATGTATGCCAATCCGATCGGGTTGATCGTAGCAGCCATAGCAGCCCTTACAGCCGGACTGGTGATCGCCTACAAGAAGCTGGAAGGATTCCGGAACTTGGTGCATAAGCTATGGGAAGACCTGAAGGTGGTGCTTTCCATCACGAAGCCGGTATCGAAAGGACTGGGCGAGGTGGCATCAGCAGGAAATAAACGGGTGGATGTGAAAGGTTCGGTCAATATCACCAATGTAGAAGAGACGAACAAGAGCCTGCGAACCCTGCAAGGGCGTGTTAACGACCTGAAGAAGTCGTTCGATCCGAACCGTATGTGGAACTTACTCGGCATACCACGGGATGTACAGGGATCTCCAGCAGGTACAGCAACAGGAAACAAATCCAAATCCGGCACCGGGGAAGCCTTGAACACCATAGCCGGATTGCAGAAGAAGATCCAAGAACTGAAAGAGCTACAGGAAAAATCATCCGTGCAGAATGCGATCAACCTGCAAAAGGAAATAGACTTGTACCAGAAGAAGCTCGACCTGATCAACCTGCAGATCGCCAAAGGCGTGGCAGGGAATTTGGCAGACAGCAAATACAAGGATACAATCTCATCGTCTGTCGCGACATTACCGGTACCGGAAAAGATCAGTATTCCTGTTGAGTTCGACAAGGCTGCCCTTTCGCGCTCTTTCCAGATCATGAAGCAGCAGTTTTCTGATTCCATCAAGGAAATCGAGATTACCGGTGAACAGATAGGTGGCATCCTGACCGGTTCTATCCAGCAATTCGCCTCTGGACTGGGTGAAGCCGTCGCTTCCGGAAACGGGCTGGAAGTATTCAAATCCATGCTGACTGGGTTGATGGATATGCTGAGCCAGTTCGGTGCGGCGTTAATAGCAGCCGGTACGGCTACGCTCGCCTTCAAATCCATGTTTGCCAACCCGATTGCGGCGATCATTACCGGTACGGCACTGGTAGCTGCCACCGCAGCAGCCAAGGCAGCCCTACAGAATGCCACCGCCTTCGCCAACGGTGGAATCGTCAGTGGTCCGACATTGGCTTTGGTGGGTGAATATTCCGGGGCACGAAACAACCCGGAGGTAATCGCCCCGCTGGATAAGCTCCGGTCGATGATCGAACCGGCACGGCTGTCGTTCGATAGCCTTTATCTGGAAACCAAGGTGCGTGGGAAGGATCTCTACGTAGCCTTGCAGGGTGTGGAACGTAAAAACGGACGGACACGATGAGCATGAACTTACGATACAGATATGGCTTCTACAGCTATAAGGATGTGCTGTATGAGGTGGATATTTACCAGGAAGGCTTTTCGGGCGAAGTGCAACAAGTAGGCTTTGGTGAGTCACCTGTCGAGATCGAATGGCAAGAGACCGACAAACTCGAGCCCGTACAGAGCAGTTCGGCCACCGTCCAGCTGTTCTCCGATAATGACAGACAGTTTGTCGACCTCTATACGGTGAAAGCCGGGAGCGTCCGGCTGGATGTCTATCGGGAAGGCTCGCTCTACTGGAGCGGAACGCTGGACACTGAACTGTACGAAGAGCCATTCTCTTACAAAGACGGCTATTGCGTGGAACTTACCTTTTCAGACTTTGCCATGCTCGACCGGCTGAAATGGAATGTGCGCGGGTTTATCAGCATGGACCAGATCATCCGGAAGGCATTGGATATGTCGGGCGTGAAGTATTCGGCTATCGACACACGGATCAGCACCAAGACCTCCAGCGGAGCATCCGGTTCGGTCTATACAGCCGTATCCGTACTTGGCGACAACTTCTTTGACGAAGACGACAAGCCGATGACGATGCGCGAGGTACTTGACGAGACGCTACGCCCGTTCTCGCTCCGGATGATACAGAAGGGCGGCAAGATCGTATTGTACGACCTGAACCAGCTCTATCCCGAAACACCGGAGGAAGTGGTATGGGATGGAGACGATGCGGTGCTGTCGGTCGACAAGACATACAGCGACGTACTGCTTACGTTTTCGCCTTACGAAAAGACAACCCTGCTGGATGCCACGGTAGATCCTGAAACCGTCACCGGAGGATCCCAATACACGACCTACGTGGACAACCGCTTCGAGGCGGACGCCGTAGGTTTCCGGATGACCATTTCGGATACTGGCGAGGGTGTTGTAAAGAATATCAAGCCGAAGTTCTTCCGGGTGGACCCGGTGTACTCCGGAAATTCTGAGGCAGGGATAGCCTGGGCTTATTCGACCCGAAAAGGAACAGGTGGCGACTTTATCCAACATATTCAACCCGTATTGCCTCCTACCGGTACGGTTGAAATGATATTCCGGGCAGGACCTTCTTCCTTCATCTATCCGGTGAGCACGGACGGAAGCGGGAAATTCCAGCTGAAGGTGACGATCAATATGCTCTTCGACCCCCGATACAATCCGTTCGAGGATGCCGGTAAGTACAACGAGCAAGGCAACTGGGACGAACAGCAGGACCGTGCCAACTTCGTCTACCTGCCCATCAAGCTGACGCTGCGGGATGAAAACCGGAACGCCCTACTGCACCTGCAGAACTCAGGCGTGAAGGACAGCGATTACTACTACCATTCCACGACCAACGTGAAATGGGTGTCGGGCGAAGCCGCCTGGGGGGATGCCTTTTTGTGCTGGTGGAAAGGCAACCGGAAGGATGAATCAGGATTAGGTGGATGGCAACTTAACAAACAGATCATCGGGTATTACCGGGATACGCTTCCTTCACGGTTCGACAAGATGGGCGATGGCGAGTTTGTCCCCTTCCCCGACAAGTACGGATACCTGGAACTGGAAGTAGGAACAGGATTGATCACGTGGGACTATAACAAGGAGATCAACACCAAGAACTATTCGCAGTGCCGCCATTGGTGGTTCAAAGATCCCAAGGTGGAACTGGTGGACGGCTACGGGAACAGCATCAACACGAAAGACATCAGCTTCTCGGCGTGGATCAACGAGGATGCCGCCGAAGAGATCAAGATCGACACCGTGCTGGGGACGCTCGAAAACCCCTCGCCTGTGGCATTGGGACAGATATTCGAAACCTCTACACATACGGTTATCGGTACGTTCTATCGGGGTGGCGTGCAAGAACGCCTTGAGAAGCTTCTGATCGGGACGATCTATTCCAACTATGAGGGGCGCAACCAGGTCTTGTCGGGTACGGCGGATCTGATTCCTGGGTTCGGGACGTTCACAGATAAAAATGAGCCAGGTAAATATGTCTTACTACAGGAGACACAACGCTTACGCGATGAAGAGAGCAATATCAAGATGGTTCAATTCTCGGAAGATCATTTTGAAGGGGTACGTTTTAAATGATTAATGGTATGGCGAAAGAGCAATATAAATATGTAGAAGTACAGATCCCAGCTACGCCTCGTAACAAAAGGTTAACGGACAGTATTCAGGCCGCCGCACAGACGGGTGGTGGAGGTGGAGGAGGATATCCGTCCACACCCCAGTATTGGGAGCTGGTAACTGTAAAGGAGGATGGTACTGTATTGGAAGAATCGCAGTATTATTTACGTCCTATCAGCGCTAAAAATATTGTTGCACCTGGAGATATTGTAGCCTTTGCCGATGGTGGTGAATATGCCAGCGGGCTTCCGGTGGCAGACTATAATACATTTGGCCTGTTTAAGGCAAAACAGGGAGGTGGATTGCTATTCGATGTAAACGAAGGATGGTATGTTGATCCGGAATTTGCCGGTGGCATTGATGAAGAACAGTTGAAGCAATATCTTACAGACAACAACTATATCACAGTCGATTACCTGACAAAGCAGGGTTATCTCACTCTTTCTTCCCCGCTGACAGGCTATACTAAACCGGATGCTTACTCTCCGATTGCTGCTACCGATACAATTCTGTCGGCTATCGGGAAGCTTGAAAGGAACTTTGACAATTATGTTGATCTGACAACTAACCAGACTATCGGAGGTGTAAAGACTTTCAATGAAAATGTGTTGTCAAAGAAAGACATAATCGCATTTGCTGACGGCGGAGAATACGCAAGTGGATTGCCTGTTGCAGATACGGTCACTTACGGACTTGTCAAGGTAGACGGAACGACTGTCCGTATCAATGCATCAGGTCAGTTGGAGGCAGATGCCGGTGGCGGTATTGATTTTACAGTAGGCACGGGACTTGATCTTTCGGTCGCTTCTGTTCTTTCAGTTAAGTATGGCACAACAGCCGGTACAGCTTGCCAGGGTAATGATTCGCGACTTCATACACACAATAATAAGTCTATTTTGGACGGTATCACTTCCGGTCTTATATCGAATTGGAATACAGCATACACTAACAACCATACACATAGCAACAAGACTGTATTGGATGGAATATCTTCTACAAAAGTAAGCCATTGGGATACTGCTTATACAAATAACCATACGCACAGTAATAAGTCCTACTTAGATGTGATCAATCAGAATTTAAGTAATACAAGTAGCCCTAATTTTAGGAATTTGACTGTTGATATTAATATAGTTGCAAAGGAAGATATATATGCCAATAACAATATGTACACACAGACATTGCAGGCATATACAGCAGTTAATACCAAGAATGTAACAGCAAGCGGATATGTTAAAGCACAAGGTGATGTAATTGCGTATGCAGACGGAGGTGAATATGCCAGCGGTTTACCTGTCGCCGATACTTACACATACGGATTGATTAAGTATGATGGCACGACGATAGGCAAGAATAGTAGCGGACAGTTATATGTGATCAATTCTGGTGGAACTGGTGGATCAACAGTAAGCTGGGGAACAGAAAGCTATAAAGTTGTTCCTCTTACTGTAAATGGCGTTTCAAAGACAGTAACACTTTCAGGTCACACGCATGAATGGGATACTGCTATTACTAACAAACCTACATGGCTAAATAGTAACACAAAGCCAACTTATACGTGGAGCGAAATAACGAATAAGCCTGGATGGATAGGATCAAGTAAACCATCATACTCATGGAGTGAGATTACAGGGAAGCCTACTGTAATCAGTTCTATTACATACAGCACAAGCGGAAGCGGAAATGTAGTTACCGGCGTTACGGCGAGCGGAAATACTGTTTATGTAACAAAAGGAAGTATTTCAGGAGGTGGTGATTGGGACGGAGGTACAGTATATAATGATATTTCTATACGCAAGACAAACGGAACACTTCGTTTATACTCAGGCAGTAACAACTGGGCTCTTTGGTGTGATGGTAGTTCTAATTACAACTTTAGAGCCAATTACAACAGTACTGAAATGTTTGCAATCAATACATCCGGAGGATGGTGGTTTAAAGGATCACAGCAATCATCTGATCTTCGAAAGAAAGACATAGTCGGATACGTACAAGATGTACTTGATAAGATGATCCATATATCAGTGATTCGTTTTAGATGGAATGATAATCCATACGATGACGGATCAGTTCATATAGGTTTGGGTGCACAGATCGTAAAACCATACTTCCCAGACGCAGTAGGAATATGGGATGATTCTCTTACAATTGATTATTCTGCTATGGGATGTATCGCTTTCCAAGGCGTAAAAGAACTATACACCCGGTTCCTTCCAGTAGAGAACAAAGTAAAGGCTTTGGAAAGCCGGGTACAGAACTTGCAGCTTCGCCTGGATAATGCTTACCGGGAAATATTCGAACTTAAACGACAGATGGGAGGTGCGGCATGATTTTACCTAAGAAGAATTTAAGGCTGATCGACGTGGCTTGCACGATAGGAGAAGTCAGTAGCGGGAAGTTGGTGACAAAAGTCAGCAAATTATGCACCAGCGACAAGATCAATATATGGGCCAAGTATAAGCCCGTACTACATACGTTTACCAATGACAGACCATCTGACTGGTGGAAAGGCTCTGTCGGGGATTGCAGCATCGAGCGGTTAAGCCACAGTGAGTTCAACGAGATGTTTGAATCCATCATAAACGGGGAAGCGCAATATACCCACAGGAAGCCTTACAGCATATTCAGGCTTGGCGACTTTGCCGGATATGACCCGGAGGCTACACCGCCCATTTTCGAGCAGGATTATTCGGGCACGACTGTATATAACAACACCGCGTCGTATACGTTTGTGGTATTCGAGAAACAATCTTTTACAGACACCGAGCTGTCTGTTGAAGATGTCTGGGGTCCTACCGGTTTAAATAATATGAATACAGGAGCAGCATTCCGTAGGGTTGGCGAATCCACTGTCTATTGGATGACATCTTCAGGGATAGGATCTGTCGCTGTGCCAGTCGCTTCATACAATTACAATATATTCAAGCCAGGAGAAGTGGATATGGTATTGTTTATGACCGAAAGGTCAAAGCCTGATTTCTTGTCTTCTATAACGGGAAGCGGTGGATTTTACGCATTCCCTAATTGCAAGGTGCACCGATTGAAGGTGATAGACAGCTCGCTTCAGGCAAGCATAGATATAACGGCAAGATATAACGGAAGCGGATTTGAAGGCGAAATAATTATCCGGAACAATACTGGAGGAAATCAGAATTTAACCAATGTAGCCTTACTGTTTTATTACCCCGGAGACAGTTATTCTTCTGGTGTAGAAAAAATTGATGATATATATGTTCCAGTAGGAGAAACTAAGACCGTAGAATGGGAAGCGGCAGCTTTGCCGAATTTCCTTGAAAGAGGAACGTTCGTCAAGCTTTTCGCCCGCAACCAAGAAGTATCATCTACTTTCATCCCTATGCCTATGGGATAATACAGATAATATAACCCCCTCTAAAAAAGAAAGGAGACCATTATGTTACGTTACAAGCTAGTCCAGCGGAAGGACATGTCGAAGGGAGCTTTGGAAGGATCGAAGCTCTATTATCCGCAAGTGATCAACCTGGGGCGCGTGTCGTTCGATTCGCTCTGCGAGGAAGTGGCCGAACAGTCGTCACTCACCAGCGGTGACATCAAGAACTGCATGGACCGACTGGTCAACTGCCTCGTGCGCCACTTGAAGGAAGGACGTTCGGTGGATTGCGGCGACCTCGGTTCGTTTCGTATTAATATCCGCAGCTCGGGTGCCGACACGCCCGAGACCTACGACGCCGCCACCATGATGCGCAAACCGAGCATCCAGTACTATCTGGGCAAGAAGCTGCGCGACATGCAGGATACCGGCGTACAGTACGAACGCTACACGCCGCCATCCAACGAGTAGCGGCATCGCTTCCGGCACATAGGTATATCTCTTCCGAGATACTACTATATCTCCGCCGAGATATACCTATATCGCCACGGCGATATACCTATGTAATTTCAACCTCATTTTATAACCATTTAAAAACGATTGAATCATGGAACCAAAAACAGTATTCAGTAACGGACGCAACACGTTCGACACAGTTATCGAGAGTGAAACATTAGTTATGCGCGGACAGGCAACCGTCGGCACATCCGGCAACACCTTCTACGGGCAGATCTACACTAAGAGCGGCGAAGAGTATATCGGCGACTACTCGCAGACCAACCTCTCGATCGCCAACCCGTCACGCATGTCGTACTTCTTGGATGCCGCCACCCTGTTGGTACAGCTCAATTCGGACGTAACCGCAAAAGCGCAGGAGGTAACGGCATGAAAAAAGGTGAGATCGTAATCATCAACAGCATCTTCGGGGGCGAAACCCGCCTGCCGAAGATGAAAGGAGAAGACCTGTACAAGGTGCTGACGGCGAAGGCAGAGATTTCTTCCATTGTAGAAGAGATCCAGAAGAAGGCTGAAGAACTGAAGAACGGAACCAAGCCGGAATCCGTAGATCCGATGAACTTCCGGGAAGACGATCCGGACGTGGTGGAATGGAAGAAGCAGTTTATCCCGATGCAGAACAAACTCTATAACGAAGAGTACGAAGGTAAGTTCCCTGATCCCTGCATCCCCCGTGACGCGTTTCCGGATATGATTGTAGGCATGTCTGCCGGTAATGCGGAATTATTGTTGAAGTATTTGGTGGTTAAATAAAAATTAAAGCTATGGCAGCAACAGAAGTTTCTTATAGAAAGACTGAAAAAGGATACGAATCTGATCCTATCACAGCTAACGGAGATAAGTTGGTGATTCGAATTGAATATACTGCTCCAGGTAGGACTTACTTAATGAGAAGTATTACAGGTGAAAACTTTGTTCAAGAAGCCTTAATAGAAAGATATCAATCTAAAGAGAAAACGATAGAGACGAATGTGTCCGGAGTTGTTTCAGGTCAGATTCTTAAAATTGCATTCGTAGAATCAGTACCACATAAGATTTATGTACTGCAATGAAAGATTTTTCAGGAACAAATTTAACAGGGATCAGATTGAGTAATATTTCTCTTTCTGGTGTTCAATTTGGAGCTATATCTGGATCTGGTAGTGTTGCTCCTCCAGATCCAGATATAACAGATGCGCTTATTATGGAAGATGGATTTTTATTCTTGATGGAGGATGGGGATTACTTCCAGTTGGAAAATTTATAGCATACATTAATAACTCATAAACAAAAATATATGGCAATATCTGGTAAAAAATTAAGTGAGTTAAAGAATAAAGTTACCGATATTAAAGGAAATGAAAGAATATACGTTTCTGATGGTAGCGGAACACCTAAATATATTGAGACCAATCAGCTGGCTACTCAAAAAGATTTAGGAGATATTGAAGCAATCCTTGATAATATTATAGGAGGTTAATTATGGCAATAGCTGATAAATTGCAAAGCATATTAGATAGTAAGTCTGCTATAAAGTCTGCTATCGAAGCCAAAGGAGTAGAAAATGTCGGTGATATATTGGCTGACTACCCTGATAAAATAGCCGAAATTAAAACCGGCGGCGGAGGTTATACCGATTACGAATTAGAGGCGCAATCTCTATTTCTTGCGGTAAACACGACAACCGTCACATTGAAAGACGGCAAGACGGCGGCAGTGGCATCCAACGATCATATCAAGATCGTGGATGAAGATATGAAACATTATACACTGAAGGAATGGAACGATAGGTCTGTTGCCAACGGATTTGATAATTCTTTGGTCGCAAAACCTATTGGATTTAGTCTTGAGTGTAATGGTGTGCGTACAATAGTTCGCTGGCAATGGACGGGTAAATATTACTCTCCTACCGGTGCCGGTACGGCTGCAACAGATACTATGCAACATAGTATATATGATTACAATCAAATTACAGCAGCAGCGACAGGTAAGGATGCAACCATAACAGGAGAACTTGATATGGGAACCGGAAAAGCTGGTACACATTTCTCTGACGATTGGGAAGTAAGAGACAACGGAGATACTTTAACATTGTATTCTGGCAACACAAACCTGGGAAATGGCTAAGGATTGTGGTAATGTCAATTCTATGATTGCTACCAACTTCAAGGAGCGAACAGATGCGATGTGGGCACAGAATGAATGGATGCGACACCGGTTCGCTATTTCTTCGGGTATTGTCACAGACCAACCAGACGGCACGATGAAGGGAGTACAGATTCTCAATGTTACCGGAACTCAGCCGCAAGTAGGTGAAGATATGTATTTCTACATCGATGGAATAAACACCAATTTGCTTGCAAAGTATAATCTGAACAATAAACATGATAATTCATCTGAATATCTGACATTATCTATTTCAGATTATATCTATGAACAACAGAAGGCAAATGGTGTGAATATGAACGACACGGGCGTGAATAGTGCCGAGAAGCCGGTGCTCGTCCCAGGAGCCAAGGGCGCTGAAGCTATTGCCGTGAATGGGTATTGGTATATAGTTACGCCTTATATTTCAAGGCCTGGCGAAAATACTGCGATGGATTACAACGTGTGTGATAGTCCAGCGGTGTATTATGTACATAGTTTACAGGGCGATCTGTATATAATCGGAGATCGAGAACTTTATCCGATATGGGTTAACAAATCGATTATAACAGGTCTTGTAAACTATCTAAGGATAAACGAAGAAAGAGGTTCCGATATTCCATCACTGCCTTCGGGTACCTGTTGGAGTGCGGTTCGGTACTACTCGCCGGGCGCCTGGTATGTCAACTTGGGTAGTGGCTTCGTGAGCAACGCGCCCACCTACAGCAGGTACTCGGTTTTCCCGGCCTCGGCTTTTTGATTGATCTAAGTCGTGCGGATGCACGACGGAATAACCCCTTTAAATGGAATGATATGAATAGATCTAACTTGCAGCAATTAAAACAGCCTATTATCAATCGAGTAATCGAATTAAATCGATACTTGATAAGAATAGGTTCGTTGGCCTATAAGATAATAAGCAGGAATTACATAGACAATTTGCTAAAGCAGGGCCATATATTATTCAACTACGCTATGCGCCAGTTGAAAGGTCTGGACTATTACAAGCGTGCCTGCGAGATTGTCTATGAGATTCAGTCTGGGATATATTTTATCGCCGCACTAGGCGGTTGCAAGGCTAAACAAGCATCCGTTGTCGATGTCATGTGCGATGAAATATTAGCTATGCTTTCTAAAATGAGTAACAAGGCAAATGCCGGCATCAAACAGTCTTGAACTATGTTGAGTGTGCATGATTTATTTAAAGGTCCCCGTGCTTGTAACGAGCAAGCTATATCACCAATCGGGGAAGATGAGCCTTCGGGTAACTGTTGGAGTGCGGTTCGGAACAACTCGACGAACGCCTGGTATGTCAACTTGGGTAATGGCAACGTGAACAACACGAACACCTACAACAGGTACACGGTTTTCCCGGCCTCGGATTTAGATAAAGAGTGTAGCAAGTGGATCGATGCAGAAGATGATTGTTATGCAAACAAACATTCATCCATAGATGCGGCTTCGTATCATTTCCATTTAAGCCAATTGAGATATTTGATCGATAGAATCAAGAACGGATACAAACCTACAACAAGTATATGTTTTGTGTTAGACTATCCGGTGTACAGGGAAGTTTTTGCAGCCAACTATACAGATAGAGTAGTCCACCATTATGTAGCCAGAATGATCAATATTGTATGCGAACAGGTGCATACGGATAATGGAAACGTAAGTCATGGCAATCGCATAGGTTATTCGACTTTGACTGCTCATAAGCAGATTCAGGACAATATTAAAGAGGCTTCTGAATGCTATACAAAGCCCTGTTTCGTGGCTACCATGGATATAAAAGGGTTCTTTATGTCTATCGATCAACAGATGGCTTATGACATATTCCTTATGTATGCAGACAAATATTATAACGAGTCTGATAAGTGTTTTATGCTGAATCTTATTAAGACTCTTATCTTCCATAATCCAACATCGGACTGTGAGCGAAGATCTCCCATCGAAAAATGGGATCATGTTCCGCTCAATAAAAGTTTATTTGGCGTTAAAGCTGGGAAAGGACTGCCAATAGGTAATTATTACTCACAGCTAATAGCGAATCTGTTTTTAGCTCCTATGGATGATATAATTCAGTCTTCCGGAATAAGATATACCCGATTTGTTGATGATATATGTATCGTGGCAAGGTCATCGAAGGAAATTGTTGAAACAAGAAATAAAATCAAGTCTATTCTTTCCGAGATGCAACTGGAACTACACCCTAATAAATTCTACATACAGCCTTATCAACATGGGGTTAAATTCTGTGGGCGAGTCGTTAAACCAGGTAGAACTTATATATCGAATCGAATCCGATATGGTTTATACACGATGATTAAAAAATACATCCGAAGTCCTTCGTTGAATAACGCCTACCGGCTCCAGCAAAGTGTAAATAGTTATTTTGGATTAATGAATGGAACTGCTTCTTATTATATTAAGAAGGACGCTATAAGATTGATAGAGATGTATTATTCGGAATGGATATTCTTTCGAGAAGTTAATAACAGGCTGATATGTACAATTAAAGAAGAATACCGACCTGGAAAGATGTCTCTGACAAATATCACTGAATTTGTATCAATATACAATCCTTCACTATATGTTAAGCGATTACGGAAGGCTAAGAATAGAAGAAAGAAACGGCATACTAACAGCAATATTTAAGTCAAAAATGAAATACGGAAAATTGATTAATAATATTCTCGATATAAAAGAAGTCGAGAAAGGAATGGAAATTAGTAGTTCCATCACCGAACAGCAACTTAAAGATCAGGGTTATAAACCTGTATGTGAAGTTGAAGAGCTCGAAGGTGCAGAATACTTCGTGTATCGTGAATACGATGCCTGCTTCGTACAGGAATGGCGTATGAAAGACGAACCTTTACAGGAGGGTGATATATGGACTTCGAATAGTGGTGTCGATCCTTCATTTAAAGACATTCTACGGATTCAGAATGACATGTCATTTATATCAAACAATATAAATAATTATCATTTATCCGAGAAAGAAGCCGTTCAGGTTAAGTCTATGTATCCAAAATGGGAAGTAGGTCTTTCTGTAAAAAAAGAAGAAAGATACGAGCATCTCGACAAGCTGTATGAAGTAGATCAGGACCATACTACTCAAGAAAACTGGGCACCTGATAAACAAAGCTCTCTTTGGCACGAGGTTACATATCACGCCGGCACAAAAGAAGATCCTATTCCTAGATCGGAAGAGCGTCGTGTAGGGAAGAGTGTAGATCTCGGTGGTCGCCGTAGATATACACTCAGGATGGAATATTATATGAGTGCATACGCGACAGTCAAGGAGTGAAGATCGTACAGGACTTGGCTGGCTTGGTAGATAATTATGTGAAAGTCGTGAAATAACAAATATGTTTAACCCTTTTAAATTTTTAGTCTTATGAAAAAGATTGTTTTGGTTATGAGCATGCTGATGCTCTTTGTGTGTGGTGTATTTGCACAAACAGAAGTAAGTAATGAGGGAACTCAAATTATTCTTGATCTTTCTACCTTCGGTGGAATTGTAGCTGTCATTTCATCCGTAGTGACACAGATCTTCAAGCTGATCCCATCTATTGATGGAAGCAAGATTGCAAAGATCGGTATTTCGGTAGCTGTCGGTATAGTGGTATGTATGCTGGCATGGGTATTGAAAGTCTCGGAACCGCTGGCTGGACTTATCTGGTGGCAGACGCTTATTTATGGTGTGGCAGCCGGATTATCCGGATGTGGTTTTTATGACCTGGTTAAAGTTGTTTGGGAATTATTCAAGCCGAAAGATGAAGTAATTCATTTGGATTAAGTTTTAGGTAGTTTAGGTTATCAATTGGGCGGTGTGACAGGCCGCCCTTCATTAGAAAAACATGGAACAGACAGAAGCAGCATTACAGGTAGCAAAAGGTATCAGCGAGTATGGAATCTTGGTGGTCATAGCGGCTTTTTTCCTTGTATTCGCCATAGGAGTATTAGTGTGGAACATGGTATCTTACAAGAATCTGACAGAACGAATCTTTACAGAATTTGGTGAGAAGATTACTGATGTACAGGAGAAGGCAAATAAGAATCTCGAAACTATGGTTGATATTGCAGAAGGTTTGATTCCGGAAACACAGCTCAGGATAAAGAATACCAGCAATGTCTATTTTGACTTGGCCACAGAAAAGGTTTGCCGATTGATTAAGAGAGTTCGGGAAGAGAACCATATCGCTGATAGGGAGGCGACAGCCCAGAAGGTACGTACATTACTCGCGAATCTGTATCAGGATAGGAATAGTCGGTTTGATAGCTATCATTATCGTGGTAAGCGGCTATCTGAATATACAAATCCGGATTGGGTGGAATGGGTGGCCAAGGTAGTAGAAGGAGAGCTCTATAATGAATCAGGAGCCAACAACAAACGTGCATTCACGAATGTTTCTGCTGTTTATGAGAATATCAAGTTGGATTTTTATCATCGGTTAAATAGTTAAGTTTATGGCAAAATCAAGAGGTTATCGAAATAACAATCCGGGTAATATCCGGATTAACGGGGATAAGTTCCAGGGCGAGGTTATCCCTTCACAAGATAAGGAGTTCAAACAATTTGAGAGCATGTCTTACGGCTATCGAGCTATATTCAAGATCCTGCGCAATTATCAGATAAATTATAAGCTGAACACGATACGTCAGATGATCAGTAGATGGGCGCCTAAAAATGAGAATGATACGGCAAACTATATATCTTTCGTATCGGAAAGATCTGGAATCCCAGCTGACGATCCAATCCGGACAGACAATAGGGAGATGATGATCCGAATAGTCGCCGCTATGTCGAGGCTCGAGAACGGACAGGAGGCGGATATGTGTGATGTGATTGATGGCTGGAAATTGCTATGAAAGCTTGGCAAGCTATACTCATCATATTGCTGACAGCAGCAATATGTTCCGTAATTGGTTTCGGCTATGGGCGACGGAGAACATGGGGTTCCACGTCTGTAGCTGATACCATCCACATCCGTGATACGGTTCGTGATAGTATCCCTTATCCCGTGATCGAGACTGTTGTGCAGGAAATACCGGAGCTGTTCCCTGTCTATATAACCTTGGGTGGTGACACGATCCATGATTCGATCTATATTCCTGTGCCCATCATGAACAAAGAATACCAAACCGAAAATTACCGTGCTTGGGTATCAGGTTATAAGCCGTCATTGGATAGCGTATGGGTTTATCCCGAGAAGATCTTCATCCGGGAGAAACCTCGCAGATGGGGAATCGGTGTGATAGCCGGATATGGTATTGGTAGGAATGGATTGTCTCCTTATGTTGGTGTTGGCGGATATTGGAAGGTGTGGTAA